TTTAGTAGCAGATATTCCTTTAGAGGAATGGCCAACTCCTATGGAAGACCATTTAGCTCAACCTTGGGATTGTTTAAGTCACGAACATTCTGTTGTAGTTTTAGATAGAGTTAGTTCATCACCCTGGCTTTGCAAAATAGGTGGTGAGTTTCACATGGGTAAATATTTGTTTACAGTAGATTATACTGACAACTCAATAGCAGATGATCCTGCTCAACATAAACAGTCACATGTGTTATATTTAACAGATGCTGGTGAATACACTGGCAACTTTGTAGCTTTACCAAATAATAGAGTAAGGGCTACAAATCCTGCTTTGTGGCGTGTAGGTGAAGGAGCTCCAGACTTTATGCCTTCTCAATGGACACATTCAGCAGAGCAGCATGAAAGTTATATAGATCCAAATATAACATTTGATAATTTATACAACCAAGAGGATAATAAATAATGACAGAATTAAGCGTAACAGCAAAAAGAAAACTAATTAAAGAGCTAAAAGGTGCTTCTAGATTGCACGCAAAACAAGCTAAACAAATAGAAAAGTCTTTAAAAAAAATTAAAAAGAAATAATGGCATTATCAGGCAGCACAAATTTTGAACCTAATGTAACTGAGTTTATAGAAGAAGCTTATGAAAGATGTGGGCTTGAATTAAGAACAGGATACGATTTAAAAAGTGCGATTAGAAGCGTAAACATTATGCTTGCTGAATGGGCTAACAGAGGTCTTAATCAATGGACAATAGAACAAGCTACGCAAACAGTTACTGAAAGCACAACTGATTATCCTTTAAATAAAAATGTAATTGATGTTTTAGATGTAGTGGTACGTAGAACAATTAATGGAGTGCAAACTGACACAAGCATCAATAGAATTAGTAGATCTGCATATACAAACATACCAAATAAAACAACCAAAGCCAGGCCATCACAATTCTTTCTTGACAAGCTAACTACACCAGTTTTAAAAATATGGCCTGCACCAGAAAACAGTACAGATGTTCTAGTTTTTAATAAAATAGTACGAATGGATGACGCAGACAAAGCTAACAATACTATGGATATGCCATTTAGATTTTATCCTTGTTTTGTTGCAGGATTGGCTTATTACATATCTTTAAAAAAGAATCCACAACTTACTCCTCAATTAAAAGCTATATACGAAGAAGAATTTCTTAGAGCAGCAGACCAAGATGAAGATAGAGCATCATTTAGAGTAAGACCTGATATTAGGATGAGATAAGATGGCCTATGCCTCTGGAAAATTTGCAAAAGCTTTATGCGATAGATGTGCCTTTGAATATAAGTTTACTGAATTAAAAGAAGAATGGAATGGTGCTAAAGTATGTTCTGATTGTTTTGAACCTAAACATCCACAATTAGAACCTCTTACAGCAAAATCAGATCCTGAGGCTTTATACAAACCAAGACCAAACAATGATCAAGAAGAAGGAGAGGGTTTTGTTGTGGTTGTAAGTTCATCTATTTTTAAATCAAATTTCATGAATCCTTCAACACTGCCAACAAATTTTACAACTCCTAAGATGACAGGATCATTAGGGACAGTTACAATTACTACATCATGACATTAACTGAATTAAAAACATTAATTAAAAATTATGTAGAAAACGAAGAAACTACATTTGTAGCTACTATTGATGATTTTATTAAAAATGCAGAAGAAAGAATATTTGAGTTAATACAATTTGATTACTTTCGTAAGAATGTTACTGGTAACTTAACCACAGGCAACACTTACTTAACAGCTCCATCAGATTTTCAAATGAGTTTTTCAGTTGCAATTATAGATGGTAATGGTGATTATCACTATTTAGATAAAAAACATACATCTTTCATGCGTGAATTTTCAGTCGATCCTACAGCAATTAGTGAACGAGCTAAACCATTATATTACGCAGATTTTGATAAAGAACTATCTACAGCAGGAAATAATGGATCTACATTAATTGTAAGTCCTGTGCCAGATGCTGATTATTCTATTGAATTGCACTACTTATTTAAACCAAATTCAATAGTAACAGATACCACTGGGACTTGGATTTCACAAAATGCTAGAAATGCATTACTATATGGAACATTAGTAGAAGCTAATATATTTTTAAAGGGTGAGCCCGATATACAACAACAATACGAGCAAAGATTTCTACTTGAAATCACAAGATTAAAAAATCTTGCAGAAGCTCGCGGAAGGAGAGATGAATACCGTCATGATTCTTTGAGGACAACGGTATCTTAAAAAATACATGGAAAAAATTGCAGGTCTTAAAGGTAAATCAATAGCCATAGTTGGGCTAGGTAAAAGTTGGTTTGATTATAATTTAGCTAAATCTCATGGAGTTCATTTTGATGAAGTCTGGGCAATAAATGCTGTAGCAGATGTAATATTCCATGATAGAGTATTTATGATGGATCCCCCATCTAGATTCTTAGAAGGTGATGATGCTGGTGGCCAAACTAGTAGTATGGCTAAAGTATTACAAGAGCATAAAGGGCCTATATACACATGTCAGTTAGATGATAGATGCCCTGGTTTAGTTGAGTACCCTATAAAAGAAATAATTGTTGATACTAATTGTTATTATTTAAATAATACGGTTGCTTATGCAGTTGCTTTTGCATTATGGAACGAGGTAGCTAATATAAAATTATTTGGTGTAGATTTCAGTTATAAAGGTAATTTGCATTTTGCAGAATCCGGAAGGGCTTGTGTTGAGTTTTGGTTGTCTAAATGTGTTTCTAATAATATACAAGTAGAAGTAGCTGCTAGTAGTGGATTGTTAGATACAGATGTTCCAGCAGAACAAAAACTATACGGATATCATAGACTTGCAGATCCTTTAGTAGTTTTGCAAAATGAAAATACTTTACAAGTTTCTAGAATTAGTGAATTAGAAATAAAAAAATATGAACATAAGCCAACTCTTATAGGCCGTAATGACGAACATTTACAAAAATCTGTAGAGCCTAAAAAATGGTAGATAAGATTACGCCAGAGGGAATGCCAAAATTAGGACTGGTAGAAATAGCGACAACTAACTTCGGAGGACACCCTCCAGAGTTCTGGGCTGAAAGATTAACAGAGAAAATTGTAGGATATTCAGACAATACTTCACCGCATATAAAAGAACAAGCTAGAGCTTATCAAAATTTGATTTACCAAGTTTGTTTGATTTATATAAAAAATGCTTTAAAATCTTATAAAGCTTCCCTGATACAGGATTTTGTTAAATCTGGTGATCAAGAGTTAGCAGATATAATAAAAAGGATTTAATATGGCGATTACATCAACATTAACAACAAGTTTTAAAAAAGAACTATTAGAAGCTACACACAATTTTGCAACTAATGGCAATGTTTTTAAACTTGCACTATATACAAGCTCTGCAACCTTAGGTGCAACTACAACTGCATTTACTACTACTGGTCAGGCAAGTGGAACAAACTATACTTCTGGCGGAGCAGCATTAACAAAAGTAGCACCAACGAGTGCTGGTACTACAGGGTTTACTGATTTTGCCGATTTAACTTTTGGCACAGCTACTGTTACTGCTAGAGGTTGTATGATCTATAATGATACTAATGGTGACAAATCTGTTGCTACTATTGATTTTGGTGGAGAGAAAACATCTACATCTGGCGATTTTACTATTGTTTTTCCAGCAGCAGCAGCGAGTACAGCGATAATTAGAATAGCGTAAAATGGCTCAGCTACTAAGCGGTTGGGGTAGAGCCGGTTTCGGAGAGCTCGCTTTTGGCGAAGGAACCATACCCGTTACGCTTACTGCACCAGCTGCAGGAACAACAGGAGCTCCGGTTGCTGGCGTAAATGCTCAAGCAATAGCTGCTGTCCCCGGAGTAACAGCATCAGTAGGATCTTTATCGGTTCTTGTAGATGGGGAAGCTAATGTAACTCCTACAGGACAAGTAGGCACAAGTGCTTTAGGAACTATATCTCTAGTTACAAACAACAATTTATCCGTTACACTAAATGCTGCAACAAGCACTCTAGGAAATGTAACAGTAGATGCAGAAGCAAACGTTTTTCCAATAGGACAAAACGCAACAGGATCGGTTGGAATAATTTTAGTTTGGTCACGTATTGATGAAACACAAACTCCCAACTATACTAATGTAACAGAAACTCAAACTCCCAATTGGGAAGAGGTTGCGTAAAAAAAAAGAGGCAAATAAATGGCTAGTACATACGTAAATGATTTAAGACTAAATGAAATGGCAACAGGTGATGCCAGTGGTTCTTGGGGCACAAACACAAATGTTAATCTTGAGTTGATTGGTGAAGGCCTAGGTTACGGAACAGAAGGCATAACCACCAACGCAGATACTCACACATCAACTATTGCAGACGGAGCGACTGACCCAGTTAGAGCTATGTATGTTGAATACACAGGAACGTTAGACAGTGCTTGCACAATAACTATCGCTCCTAACACTATAAACAGAATGCACTTTATCGAAAACGGTACAAGTGGTTCTCAAAACATAATTATTTCTC